GTCCAAACGACTGCCGGATCATGCAAGGCAGGGGCGGAAGAGGCGGTACTCCGTGCTCTTGCGTTGCGACATATGGAACTACCTGTGGGAGATTTTATCCGTGATGCATTGGTTACCGACGTACCAGCACTATCGCGGGAGCTATTGGAATCCAATGTCAAAGACGAAGAAAACCACGACCTGGCACTTGGTTACATTGCCAATGCTTACGGGGTTAATCAAAAAGCTGAATCGGAAGCTTTGCGGCTCAGGGAAGCTTGGACTTCGCATCCTGATCATACGATCCTCAAAGCGATGGTTGCCGAACGTGCAATTTTCTTCGTTCTTTTACCATTCTTTCGCGCTAATGGTGACGCTGGAATGAGAACTGTAAGCGCTGATATTAGCAGAGATGAACAAATCCACGTTGCTGCCAATAGCATTGTTTGTCGGGAGCTGGGGCTTACTGTCAGTCCTTCTCTTGATAAACTCCGCAAGGCAACTATCAATTGGGTAATGCAACCGTTAGGTAGCAATGCCGATAAATATTTAGACAGAAAATTTTGGCTGGATTCAAGCGACCGATTGATGTATGAAGGCAAAGCTCCTGAGCTTTCTTTCACAAAGGCAGCAAGAGTACCAGCATTTTTTGAACATTCAAATGTCAACCTTCCTCAATACGCTTGAACCTATCTATGGTCCTGAGCTAACCACCATCCTTGAAGAGATGGACGATATTTTTCCACCCGTTACTCCTACACCAGACTGGACCGCAAGTCAGATCATGTATAGATCTGGACAACGTGCAGTCGTGGAGTGGTTAATCCAAAGGATAGAAAACTAATGTGCCTCAACAACCAAAACCCAAGACCACCGGAAATACAAAAAGTAACCCCACCACCACCAGTCAAACAACTTCAGATTGCACAAACATCTACACTTCCAACAAAGCAAATCACCAAGCAAGAGAAGAAAGATGTAGCATTTGGTGCTAAAAGTCTAAGAGCTCAATCTAAAATCCAGAAAAGTGATGCTGCTTCATTATTAGTACCTCTAAATAGTGGTGGTACAGGTACTGGCGGTATAAATACATGACAACTGCGAGGGAACGCTACAGCAAACTAAGTAGTGACAGACATCAGTTCCTTGATTCTGCTATTGAATGTTCTGAACTAACATTACCTTATTTAATTAGACAAGATAACGAAGGCAAGAATCATAAACGTCTCCTTACTCCTTGGCAATCAGTTGGAAGTAAGGCAGTTGTGACCTTGGCAGCAAAGCTAATGTTGGCTCTTCTTCCTCCACAAACTACATTTTTTAAACTACAAGTTAAAGAAGATAAGCTTGGGGAAGACATCACAGCAGAGATTAAAAGTGAACTTGACCTTTCGTTCTCAAAGATGGAACGTACCATCATGGAGGCTATTGCAGCCACTAATGATCGTGTTGTCGTTCACCAAGCATTAAAGCATCTGATTGTAGGTGGCAATGCTTTGATCTTTATGGGTAAGGAAGGTCTTAAGCACTACCCACTTAACCGCTACGTGGTAAGCCGCGATGGTAACGGTAACGTCATAGAGATCGTCACCAAAGAAAGCATCGACAAAAAGATGCTGGAGAAGGAGATCAAAGAGTCTCACCCTAACAATGTATCCGAAGACGGGTCAGGTCATGACGATGAAGTAGACATCTACACCCATGTCAAGTACGACAACGGTCGTTGGCATTGGCATCAAGAATGCTACGACAAAGTGATGGCAGGTACTAAGAGTTCTGCTCCTAAAAATGCAACACCTTGGCTTTGCCTACGTTTCAATACGGTTGATGGTGAAGACTACGGTAGAGGCAGAGTAGAAGAATTTCTTGGAGATCTAAGATCACTGGAAGCACTTAGCCAAGCGTTAGTTGAAGGGTCTGCAGCGGCTGCCAAGATTGTCTTCCTTGTCAGCCCTTCGTCTACAACTAAACCCCAGACACTGGCTAACGCTGGTAATGGTGCAATCGTACAAGGCAGACCAGATGATGTCAGTGTTATCACTACTGGTGGTAAGACAGCTGACTTTGCTACAGCTGCTCAACTAGCTCAACAACTAGAGCGAAGAATTGGAGAGGCGTTCTTACAGCTGAACATCCGTCAATCAGAAAGAACTACTGCTGAAGAAGTACGCCTTACCCAGCTCGAACTAGAACAACAACTCGGTGGGCTATTTAGTTTACTGACTGTTGAGTTCCTTGTACCTTACCTAAACAGGACCATGATGGTCTTGCAACGTAACGGTCAGCTACCAAAGATCCCTAAGGATTACGTAAGCCCCACCATCGTTGCAGGTGTCAACGCCCTGGGCCGTGGTCAAGACCGTGAAAGTCTTACCACATTTATTACCACCATTGCACAGACATTAGGTCCAGAAGCTTTGATGAAATACATCGAACCTACTGAAGCAATCAAACGTCTAGCAGCTGCACAAGGTATCGATTACCTAAACCTTGTTAAGTCAGAAGAGAAGATGCAACAGGAAGTCCAGATGCAACAGCAGATGGCACAGCAACAATCTCTTGTAGATCAAGCTGGGCAGCTGGCAAGTTCACCAATGATGGACCCTTCAAAACAACCGATAGAACAAACACAATTAGAAAATGGCTGAAACTCTTACATACGATCCCACCCCAGCTGATGCACCTGAACTAAATGCAGACGAACAGGACTCGTTAGCTGTCGGTGAAGAGATGCAGGAAGCACAGGATCAACTCCTGGCTGGTAAATATAAAAATGCACAAGATCTAGAAAGTGCCTACCTAGAACTTCAAAAGAAATTAGGTTCTGATGATACTGAACCTGAAACTACTAGGGTTGAAGAACCTGAAGTTGAAGAACCTACAACTGTATCTTTTTTGAATAATGCGTCAGCAGAATATTCAGAGAAAGGAGAACTGTCAGCAGAGACTATGAGTAAATTGACAGAGATGTCAAGTGAAGATTTAGTCAAAGCTTACATTGAAAATCAAGGCAATCAGGAAAGCTCAACGCTGACAGATGCACAAGTAAGTTCCATTAAGTCAAAGGCAGGTGGTGACGAACAATACGAAACGATTGTGACTTGGGCAAGTGAGAACTTAGAAGCTTCTTCTATCGAAGGCTTCGATACTTTGATTGAAACTGGTAACACAAAAGCAATTGAGTTTGCTGTTGCTGGATTGAAGGCAATGTATGAAGCACAGAATGGTAGTGAAGGAAAGATGGTAACTGGTAAAGCACCACGAACAGACGGCGAAACATTTAAAAGTCAAGCCGAAGTAGTAGAAGCTATGACAGACCCACGCTATGAGCGTGATCCTGCTTACAGAGATGAAATAGTCAAAAAATTAGATCGTTCTAACATCAACTTTTAAAATGCATAACGGTAAGCCTCACGGCAAAGGTACAAAGAAAAAGCCAAAAGGCTCAACAAAAAAAGGCTACTAAAAAACAAAACTATTCACCCCTTAAAATATCATGAAAAAAATTATCGCACTTATCTCAGCCGCTGCTTTGGGAACTCCTGCACTGGCTGGTCCTTATGTCAACGTAGAAAACAACGCTGGTTTCAGCGGGTCTAACTTTAATGGACATGTCACAGATTTTCATCTGGGATATGAATCAGGAAATGAAGTAGGTTCTTACTACGTACAAGCTGGTCCTTCTATCTTTTCCCCTGATGGTGGTGTAGAAGAAACCAAACTGACTGGCAAGATTGGTGGTTCAATTAAAGCAACCGAACGTCTTTCTGTATACGGTGAGCTTGCAGCAACCTTTGATGACGTAAATGATTACGGCACTAAGGTCGGTGTGAAGTATAGCTTCTGATGAACGACACACAAATCTGGCCACAAGAACCACGTATGGAAGTTATGCAAGTAGATCAAGGTAAACATGCAGAGCGATTGAACGGGCGTCTAGCGATGCTCGGTGTGATTGCAGCACTAGGTGCTTACGCACTGACTGGACAGTTGGTTCCTGGTATCTGGTAATGACAAAAAAGAAACCATCAAAGAAAATAAAAGGTGCAGATGGTAAAGCTTGCTGGAAAGGGTACTCCTATGCGGGTACTAAAAACGGCAAAGACAAATGTGTAAAATCAAAATAGCTAAATAGATTTAATGGGAGGTGCAATTCCTCCCCTAGCTCTAGACAGCCAAGTCTTAAAAATGGTCTTACTTAATTGCTTAAAAAACACATGAACTATTATTTAAATGACCGCTTTAATTACCACGCAACAGCAAAGGAAGACAACCTGGGAACAGTTTTGTCAATGGGTTACATCAACTAACAATCGACTTTATGTCGGCTGGTTTGGAGTCCTAATGGTTCCGACATTACTAGCCGCAACAACTTGTTTCATTATCGCATTCATTGCAGCACCACCAGTAGACATCGATGGCATTCGTGAACCAGTTGCAGGATCGCTCCTGTACGGAAATAACATTATATCGGGAGCAGTTGTCCCGTCTAGCAACGCCATTGGCTTGCACTTCTACCCAATCTGGGAAGCTGCCTCACTCGACGAGTGGCTCTACAACGGCGGACCTTTTCAACTGGTCGTCTTTCATTTCCTTATCGGTATCTACGCTTACATGGGACGCGAATGGGAACTTAGTTACAGACTCGGAATGAGGCCTTGGATCTTTGTTGCATACTCCGCACCCGTGGCAGCGGCATCCGCTGTATTCCTTGTTTATCCCTTTGGACAAGGTAGCTTTTCAGACGCTATGCCTCTTGGCATTT